CACCCATTCCGCCACCAGCCATTGATGGTGATGGTTCAGTTCCACCTCCACCGCCATCAAGACCTTTTTTACTTAAGCTTGATATTGCTGCACCAGCTGCAACCAATGCAATACCGCCAGCAATTGCAAGTGCTGGATTTAATGTTTGAATAGATTTTTTAAATGCTTCAAATGATATACCAAAACCAATCATTGCTGCACCCATTTGTTGTAAGAACCCACCCACAACATTTAACAACCCTTTTCCAAAATCTTGTGCATCAGCATCACCATTCATTGCATCACCAATAAAATCACTAAGCATAACCGCACTATTTGCAACTAACGTTTTCAAACCACTTGCAAGTGCTTCACCCATCTTGCCCCCAATGGTTTTCATCTTTTCAGTTTGTAGAAATGCTTCATCATCTTCATCTAATGGAATTGGATCAACCTTAACTTTTAAAGTCAAAGGTGGCAAATCTTTCATCATTTTTTCCATTGCTTCGGTTGGTGGAGTTACCTCCCCCAACTTTAAACTTTGTAATGGATCAAGAGATGCAATTGTTCCAAATTCTTGTTCAAGTCTTTTAAACTTTGCAATTAATGTTTCAACCTTTGTTGTGGTTGTTGTTAAATCCTTATTTGTTTCTTCAGTTGGATTTACATTCTCAACCCTTTTTAATATTTGTTCTAATTGTTTTGTGTTATCATATAAATCAACATTTTCATTATTTACTTTTATAAGTTCATCTGAAAGTGTTTTTATCTGTTTTTCTATATTTGCAACACCAGCTAATTCAACTCCTTGAAATTCACCTTGCATTGCTCCTTGTTTACCACGACTTGCTGCAAGTACCCGTTGAAGTGCTTCCTTTTTTTGTAAAATTAACTTTTTTTGTAATTCTTGTCGTTCTTTTATTCTTGCATTTGTTTGCTCAATTATTGCCTTTGATGTTTCAATTGATATTTTTATTTCTTCAACAGATGCTTTTGATCCTTTTTTCTTTAATTGATTAACCTTATCAAGTTGAGTTCTTAATTTATCATAAGATTCACCAAGTTCATCTGTTGCATCTTTTACACTTCCAAACACTTCACCACTTTCACTCGCTGCAATATTTAATGCAGCTAATGCAGATGTCAATGCAATTGCAACCAACACCGCTGGATGTGCAATCAAGAATGCCATTGCAAGTTTCAATGCACCGAACGCATAAATCAATGGACCAATTGCCGCAGCAGTTGCAGCTAATTGAATAATAATTTGTTGTGTTTCAGGATTAAGTTCTGTGAATCCTTGTGCTAATTTTGCAAGGAAGTTTGTGACCTTAATAACGTGTGGAGCAAGTTTTTCACCTATTGCAATACCCATTGCTTCAGTAGCTGACTTGAGTTTAAACATAGAACCTTCAAGTGTGTCATCCATGATACCAGCCATTGCTTCCGCTGCACCACCAGCATCTTCAAGTTTAGCAGTCATTTGAGAAATTGCATCACCACTTTGAGCAAGTGCAAGTGCAACTGTTGCATTTTCTTTACCAAACATATTCAATGCAGTTGTTGGTGGATCAATAGATTGATTAATTTTATCCATTGCATCCTTAAATGACATCCCTTCTTTTCTTGTCATTAAGAATATGTTTTTTAAACCAGTTCCAGATGTTGTTGCTTTTATGTTCTTATTAGCTAAAACACCAAGCATGGCAGTTGTTTCTTCAAGTGTAATTCCTAAACTTGATGCAACCGCAGAAACTTTTGGCATAGCATTTTGAAACTTTTCTAAATCAAGTGCTGATGATGAAAATGATTTTGCCATTACATCAGTTACTCTTGTCATTTGGTCTGCTTCCAATGCGAATCCTCTCAAAGTACCCCCAGCAATTGTTGCTGATTGTGCCAAATCTTCACCAGTTGCAAGTGCAAGGTTTAATGTTGCACCAGTTATTTTTTCAATCTCACTTGCACTAAAACCAAGTTTTGAATAATTCAACATTAATTCTGCAACCTCACTTGATGAGAATCTTGTTGTCATACCAAGATTTTTTGCAGTGCTTTCAAGGTCTTTAAAAGCCGAACCAGTTGCACCACTTATAGCTTTAACTTTTGCCATTGATTGCTCAAATGTTGCAAATGTTTTTGTTGCAACCGCACCCAGTCCAACAATTGGTGCAGTCAATGACATAGACATTGAACGACCAATCGATTGCATTTTTCGACCTGATGCTTGTAGTTGTCTAACTAAATTTTGTTGAGATGTACTAAATGCTTTTAGATCAAATCCAGCTCTTATGTTAATACTTTTCTTTGCCATTTTAATTGAACCAGTTTGGTTTTAATTTTTTAAGTTGTTCAATTTCTGCTTTTGTGTATGGATTTGATTTTGTTCCTTTTTTACCGCTTTGTTCTTCCCACTCAAACTTCATCAAATCTTGTGGTCTTTTCATTGATTTTTGTCCTTGTGATTTTAATGTTACATATGAAATTAATCTTGCAGTTTCCCACAATGATCTTGCATTAATGTTTTCATTCAAACGATGTCCAACATATGCATCCCATATTTCTACCATTGTATAATTATTTAAACATAAAGGAGTTTGTTTTAATGCACCCAAAACAAAACCCCTTATGAAATTATGCAATGGCAATTTTACTTTTTTGCTTCAACGTTTAAATTATTAAACGCTGCCATGTCTTGCGACATAGCTTCGGTGAACACATTAATCAAACTCATGTCCTCATCAATTGCATCAATAATAAAATCCTTTGTAACCTTTTCACCTGATGATTTCATTCCAGCATAAGCAATGTCAACAATGGATTCCATTGTCATATTATCACCCATTTTTGAAACGCTTTCACCAGTTTCTTTTTCAAACATTAACAATGCTTTGAAACCGAATTTGAATTTGTACTCTTTGTTTTTAATTTTTATCATGCTACAAATATAAAAAAAGGGAATGAAGTTTCCCCCATCCCCCATTTATCACAATATAACAAAAATCAATTTCTTACACAGTTGCTTTTGTCACTGCACCAGTTCCTTCAAAAGATACTGAAAATGTGGTTGATTCTTCAAGACCATCAGTTCTTTCAAGTGATGTGATGTAACAACTACCGCTGTATTCTTTATCTCCTGAAACATCGGTGGTGTATGTTATTGTTACCGCAGTTCTTGCTGCAAATACACCGAATAAATCTTCATACCCATAAGATGCATCCTCAGCAAAAAATCCTTCAGCTGAACCGCTAAAGCTTTTCTGTCCTTCCAACGACTCTTTCCATCCGCTTGAATCTTTTGTTGATGCATCTCTTGTTGACATGTCAAATGTTAACGAGTTTGATGTTAAGTGTGCTATGGTTGTTCCAGCAACTTGTATTTTTGCAAGAGTTCCGTTTAATATTCCCATTTTATTTTTTTCTTAATTTTTATACAATATTACTTACTATCTTTTTTCTTTTTTGTAACTTTTTTAACTTTTGGAGTTTCTTCATTTTCCATTGCCACTTCAATGATGTGTTCAATTTCTTCTTCAAAAGTAAATCCATCAAGTGCTTTCGCAACTTTCAAATCAATTAATTCCTTACCTAATTTATTTGAAACACGCAATTGTGTTCCTTCAGGTAATGTTCTTTCGTGGATTGCATAATCCGTTGTTAATTCTATTCTCATAAATTTAATTTTTTTGCTTTTCTTTTTATATACTTTTCAAGTTTATCACTTGCTTGAGTGTATATTTTATCACTCGTTTCAGAATAAGTTTTCTGAATAAAATTCTTTTTTCCAGTTGGATTGGCTGAATGCGTTCCAACTCCGTATTCAATCCACCACGCATAAAAACCATCAAACTTTCGTTTACCTTTTCCATAAGTTGGACCAACCAAAACATTTGGATATTTTTTTTGTGGTGATGTTTTTACTGAAATAGCATTTTTTAATTCTTGTGGTCTATAATCAGTACCTCTTATATTTATAATTTCAGTTCGTTGATTTGGTGCATTTTGTTTCATCTTATCAACCACTGGTTGCATTTGCCTTCTTAATATTTTAAGGATTTCACTCCTTTTCATCTTGTCATCCAAAGATTGAATTTCAAGCATAACACCTTTAAAACCTTCAATTTTATAGTTTATCATAGTTTTTTGTTTGCACTTATCATTAAACCTTCACGACCAAGCTCTTGGATATCAAGAATGTCATAGTATTTTGAATTGTAAACAATCCGCATTGATTCATTAATTCCATCAAAGAACCGAATCTTGAACTTAACCTTGCTTGTTGATGTTACTTGATCCGCTTCAACTTTTTCATTGCCCAAACCACGTTGCACATTTGCAAACGTTGTGTGAAACGTTGACCAACTTGCAGTGTATTCACCAATCGAGTTGTTTGAAAACGTTTGTGATTGAATTACAATCTTTCTATCTAAACGACCTATGTTCATATTTCAGTGCGTTGGCTAACCATTGACATTTGAAACTTTGTTCCACGAGATAGGTTGTGCATATTGCTTCCAACAATTGTGTTTTGTCTATTCTCAAACATATCCGAAACTATCATTCGCAATGCTTGTGTGACCATTTTATCAGTATTCGCCAAAGTTGTTATTTCAATTTCAATTGGGAAATCACGATCATATAAGTTTGGCAAATTATCCTTCATTTCTACATAAGAATAAAGTCCATTTGTCCAAATGTATTTTGATGAATCCAATGCAGTTCTTGCATTGTCAGAATTATAATAATAAATTGTAAATGCATCAATTGGATTGACATCAATTCTGAAGTCATCCCATTCAGTCATGTACCCAGTTACACCACCTTTGATAAGTAAACCAGCTTCGTTCCATAACATCAAATGTGCGGATGCTATGTAATCATTTATGATGTCATCAAACGATGAATCTAAAATATTTAAATGTCTTTTTGCTTCAACCAAAGTCAAACCCCAATTGTTTGATGGTGTATAGCTTGTTATTTTTTTGTTTCTTATCATTGATTTTAAAAAAAAAAGAGGATGGGCAAAACCCACCCTCTTAATATATTAACTAATTAAACTACTAATTATCCGAAGTTACCAACACTGATTGCAGCATCTTGAACAAGTGCAGCATCCCAGTATGAGTTTAGGATTAATCTGTTTGTTCCGCTTACCGCTTGTGTGTATGGATCAACCAAGATTTCAACTCCACCAAATTGTGCAATCTGAACTTTTGAGAAGTCACCATAATAAACAACTGGCTTACTTGCTATGTCAGCAATTTGGTTTGAGAACATTGCTTTAACTCCCATAATCGCTTCATTGATGATTAATGGATTAACACCACTAACTTGTGCAGCAGTGTAAACATCACTGAATAAATCATTTGAGATTGCGAATCCTAAATTACCTCTATTGTGGTTGTTTGATTGTACTTCCTCAACTAATGCCATCATCAAGTTTGTGATGTTTGCATTTGTAACTGGAGTTTTTCCTTGACCTAAATAGTTGTAAGATCCGTTGCCTGAATCGTTCGTAAATAATGCATATTCAACTTTTGCTCCAACCGCTTGAGCAATTGAGTTTCTCAATGCTGATTCAAGTGATTCGTTGTGTTGCATTGCAGCTTGTTTACTGAAATCAACATAAGATGCAAGTCTTTTTGGAGCAAGGTCTTTTTTGCTCATTGCAGAACCGCCATCAGCAGCTGCATCAGTCTCACCTTCCCATTGAGTTGTAACCGCACCCAAGATTGGAATACGTTGGTCAGTTGTTGAAGTTACACGAGTAACACCAAGATCATCAAGAATTGTGTTTGCATAAACTGCATCAACAAAACTTTGAGTTTCGATTCCTGAAGTTCCGTTTTCAGTTACAACCGCTCTGTTCAAAATCATTGATGGTATAACAACACCATTTGCACTTCGACCAATTGCAGTCATTTCTTTTTGACCTTCTTGAGCCATTTCCAATTCAACACCATCAAGTTTTCCACCAAATGCTGCCCTTACCGCTTTACCGAAAGAAAAATCTCTGATTATTTCTTTTTCTTCTTTAGTTTCTGCCACTACTGGACTTCCACCTAAATTTGCTGCTTTCATTCTTATTTCTTCTTCTTTTTCTACTTTTGGAAGTTCATCAACTAATTCAGTTAATCTTTCCATGTTTGTGTCAAATGACACTTTTTCTTCTTCAGAAAAATCTCTATTTTCATCAGATACTAAATTTTCAAGAGCATCAAGGGAAGTTTTTACTTCACCAATTTCTTCTCTTATTACTTTACTATTTCTCATTTTCTAAATTTTATACTACAAAAATCAATTATTTGATTATAGGTACTTTGTAACAATTTTAACTTTGTTATAATTTCGCAAAGCTGATTTTGTTTCAAGCCCCATTTCAACAATTTCTTCTTCAACAACCTCAAGTGATTTTTTAAGTTCATCAACTTGGTCAGCACTTCGTTTGAACGCATCACGATTTGAACCAGCACTCACAATTGACCATTCAACCAATTCTTGTCGTGTGAAATAAATTGTGTTTCGATCCTCATCTTCTTTGTTGCCATAACGATATTCGTGTGGTATTGCTCCAACACTCGCCATCTTTAAAATACCATCTTGCATTTTATTGAATACTTTGTCAGCCAAAGGATTGTTTCCTTCACGTTCAAATGTTACTTCACCAATTAAAGCATCACCATCTCTAAACACTCGTGATGTTCCAATGATAGTATCAGGATTGTCACCACTCACAACATGATTATAACCAACAATTGGATTGCGGTCATATGTTGACAAATCCCAACCATCAAGTTTGAACGATGTTCCATGTCTATCAATGGATTCTGTTGATATTACAAATTGTGCAGTTCTTTCAGTTTCGTTAATTCCACGAACTTCTGCAAGTCTTTCAATTTTATTCATTACTTTTCTATTTTTATCAATTTCTTTTAATTTAATTTCTGACCATCTTAATCCAGCTTTGCCACCCCACAACAAGAACGATATTGTTCCACACGCTTCAGTATTGTCAGGATCATAATATACTTCAGCACGTGACAAATATGAAAACATTCGTTTGATAGTATCTTCAGTAATTGCTTCCTTATTTGCAAGTTGTTGACCTCTAACTTTTCCAACTTGTGTTGCACATTTATTGCCAACCTTTTCATTTAACTCAATGCCACGTTTTGCATTGTTGGAAACCGCATCAGGATAATCACTATAACTCGCCATCTTCCTTTTTATAATAATTATCCATGTCCTGAATTGGTATTCTATTTATCTGAACATAACGTTCATCACCACCATCAATTGGATTTCTATCTTCCAATTCAAGTACATCATTTATGCTATATGCACCAATGTCAGTCATAAGTCTATAATACTCACCTTTTGTTTTGACATCAGTTCGAAGTAAACGATCAACATTGTGCTTAAAATAATGGTCAAGTTTTTCAGTATCTTTTAATAATTTCCTTCTATATTCTTGTTCGATTTTTTCAATCCAAGTTCCAATTGAATAAGTCACAAATTCAATTGATTGGTGTTCAATGTTTGAAAAAGTTGAGTTTTCCATCTCATTAATCATGTGAGATGGTATTCCAAGAATAGTTGCAATCTCATTCTTTTGGAATTTTCTTGTTTCAATAAATTGAGCATCTTCAGGTGGTAATCCGATACGATGATATTTTGAACCAGCATCAAGAATTGCAGTCCCACGTGTGCCATTTGGACCATAGTTTGCAGTCCATTGTTGACTAATTGCTTCTTTTGTTTCAGGTTTTAACACACCAGCGTATTCGATAAAGCCGTCAATCCTCGCGGATTTGTTATAAAAGTCAGCTCCATAATCTTGGGCTGCAATTGATAAACCAAGATTTTGTTTGTGGGCTTGTATTGCAGAAAGTCCAACCACTGGATCAACTCCAAACCCTCGAAGATTTATCATGTCAGCATCTTTGACCAATAATGATTCAGTTTCATTATATGCTTCTTTGACCTGAACTTTCCAATAAATCTCATCATCATATTTAATTGGCTCACATTGTTCACGTGTTACATTGACCAATGATGTTGGTGTTCCAAACTGATCACGTTCAATAATGGCCAAACCATTACCATGATTGATGGCCGATGTAATTAATATTTGTGTGAAGTCAAATGAAATTGATTCATAGTTTGCTTCAGCATTCAACAAGTATTCAGTTGGATGTGCAACAATTTCCCTTCTTCCATTTTGTTTTCGAAAAACTTCAACTGGCAACATTGCCACTGATTCGGTAATTCTTCTTACTCCAGCCCAATACGCACTTAAACCCATTGCGGTTTCTTCAGTGACTGGTGTTCTTCCAATCATTCCGCCAAAGTTTGCATTTAAGAAACCTTTTTTTGCAGATAGAACTGGATTGATTCTTTTGATTTCAAATCCAAATAAATTCACTATTGCAAAAATGATATATTACTTTTTTATAAATATGTAAAATATTTAACTAAAAAAACCCTTACATTTCTGCAAGGGTTTGTTTGTTTTAGGTTTTAGGTTTTAAGATTTAATTAAATCTAAATACATTTTAGACAATCTTTTTATATTAAAGTCACTTGAAATCATTTTATTTAATTCATTAATTTCATTTTGATTGGCTTTGTTATAATTTTTTTTACGTAATAATTCGCAAACTCTCATAAATGCTAAATCGAAACTTTCTTTTGTGTTGTAAGTAATTTTGTAATTCATTTTGTTTAATTGTTTATTGTATAACAAATATATACATAATTATTAGAATACCAAAAAAAATTATTTTTTCTTAAAATTAATTGATTGCAATGCTTTAAATGATTGATAATTTCTGTGTGGTTTATAGTCAGGTAAATAAATATTGATTTCTTTCACACATTGATCATATGCCATTTTGCGAACCTTGACCTTCTTCAAATGCTTATGAAACAAGTCATCAATTCCTTTTGTCACTGCTTCAATAATTTCTTCAGGAACTTCAATTTCACGATTGTTTTTGTTTGACAAAATCACACGATAAGAATCAAAATCTTTGTAGTGATTAAAGTGTGGTGCATATTCACGAACCAAATCAAGTGCAGCATCATAGGCATCTTCACTTGTGTGATGTCTTAACATCTCAAGAAATATGAAATCAAAGTTTCTTTTATTGTTTAAAACATCATATATTTTTTTTGGTATTTTCATATTATATATAAGTCACCTTGTTCTAAATAGGATTTGTTTGAATCAGGTTTGTCAAGCCACAAACCAAATGCCATGATGTTTGAAATCAATCCATCAATTTTTTTGTTTGGTGAACGTGTGTCTTTTTCAAGTTTTATGTTTCCAGCTGGATCAGACTTCACCGAAGCATTGCCAACCATCCAACGCAATACTGGATTGTTGCCATGATTAAACTTTTTACTTTCAACCGCTGCCTGAAGTTCTTTGGTTGGTGCATTCATAGATTTAAACCCTTGCCTAAATTCAATCAAGTCAAATCCTTCTTCATATAACTTTGGTGCAATGTGATGTGAGTTCCAATTGTCATATGCAATAGATTGAATGTCATATATCTTGTTTAGTTGACCAAGTTTGTAAATGATGAAATCATAGTCAATTACATTCCCACTTGTTTCTTCAATGTATTCATCCCTAACCCATTCACGATATTGGATGTTTTTTTTGTCCGCTGATTGTGTTCCTTTGTCTTCAGGCAACCAAAACCAATTTTTGGAATAATACTTTTCATCTATTTTCCAAACCAAAGAAAATGCAGTGATATCACTTCGTGATGACAAATCAAGTCCACCATAACAAGGATATTCACGCAACATCTCATCATCATAATCCCAATGTGATTTGGTCCATATCTCATCATTAATCCATCCATCTTTTGATTGTGTCCAAACATTTAGATAGTATCTTTTGAATGAGTTCAAACTTGCTGCAC